TTAATCCGGTACATCTACATTTACAATTTCATAAAATCCTATGCGCTCAAGCCCCTCAGATGTCTCAATAAATATCTGCTGTATGGATTGATCAAACCGCAGCACAATCCCTTTGAACTCTTCAATGACTCCGGATCGCCATCGTTTAATTAATACTTCCAACTGTTCATTATGTGCCCAGATCAATTTCGATTCGAATTCATTAAGAGTCCATCCATCTACATATGGTTTATCCACTTTATTTTGCTCTTCATGCATTTCATTAATCATTGCCTTGTGTTCGGGCATAAAGAAGCCTTGCCACTTGATCAAGCCACGATCTCGGATCTTGTTGTCGAATGGATCGTTCATATGTAACTCCCCTTTTTAATTGATAGGGATATTATAGCGAACATTTGTTCTTATGATAAGCAAAATTAAATAGATAAATGTAAAAATATATAAACCTTTTGTCCTAATATTCCTGTAGAATAGATATATAGATACAAAGGAGGAATAAAAGTGGATATTAATGGAGGCGTGTTGATGTTCGTGGCGTTTTTCGCTGGACTTACATTTTTAGTGATGGTGATTATAGCTGCTATTAAAAAGAATGGTAAGGTGAAAAAATATTCGATGATGTGGGTAGGATGTACTGCTTTGTTTTTTGTCGGTATGATGAATATAGATACAACTACCGTAGCTACAGATAATGAGGTTGAAGCCGAAGAAACTGTTGAAAAAGAACTGACTGAAGAAGAAAAGGCGGCACAAGCAGCAGCTGAGGAGGAAGCGAAAGCAAAAGAAGAAGCCGATGCTAAGGCCAAAGCCGAACAAGAAGCAAAAGAGAAAGCTGAAGCTGAAGCAAAAGCAGCTGAAGAAGCCGCTGCAGCAGAGGCAGCCGCAGCTCAAGAACTAGCTGACAAAAAAGCTAATGCACAAACCATAGAATACGCACAAATGGAAAAAAATCCAGATCGTTACACAGGTGAATATGTGACTTATACGGGTGAAATTCTTGAAATAAATGAAAGTGACGATTATACGATCATGCGTGTAGCCGTAACAGAATCTTCATACGGCTATGATTTTAATGATGTTATTTGGGTTGAGTATGCAGGATATACAGAATTTGTTGCTGAAGATGTAGTAACTTTTTATGGAGAAGTCTATGGAGGATACAGTTATACTTCACAAGCAGGATGGGAAATTACAGTCCCTGCTGTGATGGCAGATACAATAGAATAAATAAAAAAAGCCCCTGTACCGATTGGTAGAGGGGCTTTAATGTCCTGGTCGACCGGCCGAGGGCTTTAAATTATTAAATGATTTTCACTAGATCCTTACGAGCTGTAACGTAATAGATCTGACCTCTTGAATTTTTAACCTTCAGTTGTAGAGAACCCTCTGTTGTGATTTGTTCAATGATCGTCCATCCTTGACCTCGTGTGAATTGTCCACTTGGATTCGCCCAACGTGGAGTATTGTAGAAATTCACCGAACCCACAATAGCTTCTACTCGTTTTCCTGCTAACGACGAGGCTGGTTTAGGTGATGCTGTCGTGACATCAGAAGTAAATACCCATGAAAGAATCTCTTTAAGAAGCACTCTTCCCGTTGCAACTTGCATTACAGTATATTTCTTACCTGTCACATTTTTCGGGATTGTTTGTCCTGTTGCATATTTTGAAGCAGATGATTTAAGTGTAATTGTTTGTCCGATTTTAACAGCTGGACTATTAATTGTTGGAGTAGCCGGCGTAACAGGTGCTGGTTTATCTGCTCCTTTCGCCTTACCAAGATTGATAACTTGTCCAATTTTTAATTTAGAAGGATCGATACCTGGATTAGCTGCTAATAGATCAGCAACGGTGATCCCTTCTTCGTTATTAGCGATATTCCATAAGGTGTCTCCCTCTTGGATTTTATACGTATCAGGAACAGCCGTAACAGGTGCTTTGTGATCAAGAAATTTAAATGTCGCTTTGTAATCGAATACGCAGCATGCTTTCCAAGAATAGCCCGGAAACTCATGGTGAGATTTATCAGCCTTACCGATCCGATCTTTTTCAAGAGCTTCCTGCAGCTCGTCAATTGTTGCCTTAGTTGCTTCGACTAAATCCTCATATCGATAATCACCAGCAACGCAAATCCCAACCGCATGGTCATTGCTATCACCGACATTATAAGTCCTCTTATTTACGTCATTAGCATACACGATACGTGCACGTGGTCCTTTAGGCGTTTGAATGATGTTTTTAGGCTCGATGACAAGATGATATCCTACACCTGGCCAACCAAGTGTTTCAACATGGTACTTGGCAAAGCTTGCAGCATCTGATCCGCCAAGATGTTTTCGTGTAAGGCTGTGATGCCAAGCTCTAGTACACTGAGACAAAGGAGTTCTTCGATCAGCATAAGAACCTTTGGAAGCCAGTTTCCCTCTCATATCAACCAATTGTGGTAGATTTTCAAATGTGTATGTCATTATTCTTCATCCTCCTTAATTGTATATCCAGTGCGCTTGTTCCCGATTTCAAAAAGTCCAGTGGCTGACAGACCGGCAAAACCCCCTGCCCACAATCGCAAGACAGTGTCTAAATCAGTAAATGGCGATGCTGCAAAGCCAATAAAAATACCCACCGCGAATGCGATGAGTGGGATGTAGTTTTTCTTAATAGGTCCTGACCGTTTTAAAAGCTCTACTACTGCTAAAACAATCGGTGCCAAAACCGTGGCGAATACCAATACTTCGACCATTAATTCTTGATTTTCCATTACTGTTCACTCCTTCTATAAATTTTCTTCTCCATCCGATCCACGCGACCTTCGATCGTACCGAGTGTGTTTTGAATACCTTTAAGAGCTTCTGCAGTTTGCTCCTGTGATTCATTAGAGCGCTCCAAATGTTCCATTAATCTCATTTCTCTTTCTTTTGATTCCACACGAGATTCTTTATATAAGTCTTGTAATTGTTTTTCTCGTTCCAGATTCTCTTTCCTCATTTCTCTGATCACTAAAAAGGCCAAGGAGATACAAAGGATCGCCCAGACCACTTGGGATGTTGCTACTTCATGCGCTATTTGCATACTGACCTCCTTTTTTAGACATAAAAAATACACCTAGCTTTGCACTGGTGTTGTAATTTTTAACAAGGTTCACCTCTTTTCGACAAAAAAAGGACTCCACATTATTGTGTAATCCTTGATTAATTCTTATTTTTGTTGCTGCGCAGTTTGTTCCAACAGTTCTATAATTCATTAGTTAATGTCGTTCTTTTATAGTTAAATATTGAGTGATTTCTTTTCCGGGAGTAGTTAAAAACACTTCAACTGCACCATCACCATTTAGCCTTTTAGCATCTATAAACCCTGCTCTTTTAAGTTCGAAAAATGAGTATCCGACTCTGTTAATTATTAACTCTTCTTTTATCCCTTTTGTGTGGCAATAAGCTTTTGCTAGTTCATGATGATATTCTTCTTTAACTTTATTCCCTTCTTGAACCATCTCGAACTTTTTGAAAATCGGAAAGTTTTTATAATCAGATAAAACACTTAATGCCTGAGGAGATAATCTTTCTATTTGCGAAAGAGAAAACTTATGGATATCAAATAGCTTTGAGAACGATTCATTATTAATAATGAATTTTAAAGCAGATGATAGATGTTCAATGAGATCACCATCAGGAGGAGAGTCATCCAAAATCCTCAATATTTTATTAAACAGCGTATTGCCTTGTGGATTTACTAAAAATTCTTTAAGTTTGTCAATCGATAAACGATGATCGTCTACTTTGTCCATATAATGAGCCAGTAGCAATGATTTTTTTGCCTCGGTTATATCTTTGTTTACACCATCGTTCCATTCTAGAAATGTAGTAATTACCTCTCCAAACGTCCCTAACAAGGATAAAGCTTTTGATTTAGCGACTTCTTTTGTGTGCTCATTTCTTATTTGCTTTTCTGTTTCAGGAGATAATGCTATTTCATCTAACCTCCTCTCTAGATCTTTCTGTTTGTAATCTAGATAATATTTTGGCTCTTGTAAAATCGATTTTAATTCATTATGCTTTTTCAAAAAACATCCCCCACACTTGTTATTATTAAATCCATCTTACAATTTTCTTATGTGGAGGTACAGGCATAAAAAATACACCTATGCTATAGGTGCTTCTACTACTGTTGGAGTTTCTCCCCATATCATTAAAATAGCATTTGAATAATCAGCTGGTACCTCGGTTTTTAACTCTTCTCGCCCTGAAATGCTATTCGTATATGCTTTGCGCCAAGGCTCTCCGATGGGGTATTCAGCACCTTCTACAACCGCATATTGCTGTTTTTTAATACTTACGCTGTCTTGAGAAAGTGCATCTATTGTGTATTTTTCAATCATTTTTAAACACTCCCTTATATTAGGTACGATCCCGAAATTTGAAAAAATGTCGTATTATTAATCTGGGTCGCTACTAACCCAACATTTGATACATTATCACCACTTTTCCTCAACCTAACTCTACTCTCATTAGGCAATGCTAAAAATCCTAAATACGGACGAGTCGCATCAAGTGTTAAGCTAGAAAAGATCGGAACGACACCATTCGGTCTGTATCCGATGGTATTTCTGACTACGAAAGGTAAACCCGATATAGCCACTTCACCTGCCATATTTACATCTTTTAGAGACAAAGAAACGAAAGCATCGAAATATAAACGACCACCAACTTTCGCATATCTACCATCTTGTGTAGAATACGTGTTGCTACCTGCTGTTGTTAAACCCTGGATCACAGGCGTCCATACTCCTTCTTCGTAATCTTGCGAAGCGATACGCCCCATGCCGTGAACACCGCTAGAAAACAATGCTGCTGTATGAGCATTAAACTGAGTATCGTCGTTATCAAGCCTGCCTTTTAATGTTGGATAGGTCGTTCCGTTAGCTCGTACCCTCGCCTGTGCAGATTCGGCATTCGAATCGGTTTCACGCTGGACAATGGTATTAATGAGATTTAACAAGTAATCGATCGTTGCGAAATTAACAGGCGTATAAGTGACATCATCCTGAGATTTAGTCACGCGCATGATCAAGTTATCTTCAGCCGGAAATTTTTCGACTAGCCCGTCTCCACGAGTTACGGTTAGCTCAATAAAAATTTCGCCAACTCCTATTGGATCAGCATCCTGAAATTTTACCGAAACTTGACCGTCTGTTAGAATTGTAGCTGCTCTAGGTGCGATCAACCTCCCTAATCTGCTAGCAGCTGTCCATGTAACTGTAGCTCCGGTTAAATCCACTCTAGCTCCGTTTCTGTCTAATAGTTGGATGACAAATTCATTTTTTGTATCACCAGCTTTGGCGATATTTCCTGCTATAAATTCTGCTCGATTTATAGGCAAGTACATTATGCAGTTCCCCCTTTCTCCAGTGTTTCTACTCGTTTGATAAGATCATTAATTGCTAACTGTTGTTGCTCAATGATTGTTTGTTGTTCCTGAAAACCTTTAACAAGCAAAGCGACAGCTTGCATGGAAATTAATCCTTCACCAGATGGGTCGACAATCTCCCAAACAGCTTCGTCGAGGATAAATCCTGCACGCAAAGGCTCGCTGTCTAAATCTCCATTTAAGTGATAAAAAGAAGGGATAAGGAGTTTTAAACGCTCAGTAGCGTTATATCCCTTGCACTCCATCGATTGGATATTTTTCTTATACTCTCTTCTCGATGCGGTGACAAAGTCACTACTTGCAATTGGAGCGTAAGCACTATCGTCAGCCTTTCTTACTTGCAGTTGTGCTGCGGTACCATTTAAAAATTTTAATCTTACTGTACCGGTACTCATCGAACGGTGAAAAGGATCTGCCGCATCCACATCGAAAAGGAAAACTTCATGATGACCTTTAGGATCAATGTAAAATTCATTGGTTGACCTCGCCGTGCCATGTAACTGACCGTTGACGTTATTAGCCTCGTATACAACAGACGATTCGCCTTCAACATTATCAGTACGTGATAAAAAAACTCGCTGTTCATTGAAAAAAGATCGGCTTGTGCCTCCTGGATCAGCACTTGTTAACTCGATGATGTGATCTTTTATCTGGATGAGATACGTGTAAAGACCGTCTGTTGACGCATATTCCTGCCGGACAATCCCGTTTTCAATGACCGTTTTATTTTCCCCTGCTTGTACCTCCACACGACCTCTAAACGTACCGCCTGCCCCGTCTAGATCACCTGCTAGCTTAAGGTTCCCTGTCTGAGCATCGACATAAAACATGTTTATCCAAGGATCATTAACCGTGGCTCTGCGCTGGATTACGATCCCGACTGTGCTGTTTTGGACCGTTCGAACGAGCTGATCTCCACGAACAGTGACAAAACCATCCGTATTGGAGATACTTACACCATTATAAGTAGACCCCTGCAGGACACCATTCTGATCGACATAGACTCGAGCATCAGCCACTGCATCTTGATATGCTTGACCACTAACAAGGTTAGCGTGTTCCTTCGCATTGTTTTCAGCTTCAACAGCTCTAGTATCATCTGTATACTTCGAAGCCAAAACCCAATCAGCCGCATTATAGACGCCGGTTGACCTCGATACTGAGCATCGCATTAAGTCACCGTTAACCCCTTGACTCCATAAATCGCCAACTTCGTATGGCGGAATTGGCTGATTAACAAATACCCTCCGCTTACCATCTGCTGTGTCCTGCGCTCTCTGAGCATCAGCGAGGGCTTTTGTAACGTCTGTATCCTCAATGCGTTTCCATTGATAAACGTCGGCATTTAACTTAAATCGATATCCATAGCCCGTAGAATCGTCATAGAAAAGATCGCCCAAGTGTTGATTCTTTAATTCGTTGGTGGTCCAGTCACTTGCTGGCAAGTTTTCAAGAGTCGGCACGTAAGGATAAAACCATGTGGTAATACTCCCATCAATCTGACCTTGTATGTCGGCTAGTTCTTGATTATAGAGCGTTTTATCAACATAATTGATTAATTGCTGATTAGTATAGGCGTCAGCTGCAGCCTTTGCTTGATCAGCTTTTACCTGAGCTCCTGCAGGTGTCTCAGCTCCAATGTCAGCAGCTTGGGTAGGAGAATATTTATCCCAAACAGCAGTAGTTGAATTCCAAGTATGCGGCACATCAACTGTTCCACTTGTATCAATCCATAAGGTTCCTATCCGTCCAGGTGGTGCGCTGTTCGATTTAATTACTTTTATGGCATATAAGTCTTGTAGCTGCCTGAACGTCTGAAAAACTTCGTCCTCCGTGTACGTCACAACCTCACCGATCTTATACACTTTACTCGCTTTATCTACGATTGATCGCTCAACCCGTATCACTCGCGCATGAGCATATAAAGGCGGCGAAAAATCTGGATTTTTTATACCTAATCGATCACCGAGTCGCGTAGCTTCATGCGGAAAAATACTTTCTAAATCGGCACCAGTGATAAAGTAGTCCGTAACAGATGCGATACGCTTTTTTAACTCGGTTGTGCCATACTGTCGTAATTCTTCTAACGTCATCTCTTGACGGTCTGATTGAGGTTCATATCGGTCGCGAATATGTTTCTTTTTCCAATTCCATGCCTGAAAAGCACCTGCATCCGTAACAGTTGTAATTAACCTCGTACCATCATCGCGTTCAGGACCATAGCAATCCAAGGCGGTCACTACGCGGTCACTGTGGACAACCTTTTCGATATCGACTAAATCCTTGCCAAGCACAATCTCTTTGCCGTTGTCACGCCCTATTCGTTTGATAAAGTCCACGTAACGACCTGTGATCCGGTTTCCTGATGTTTCAACGCGAAATCTTAGTTCCACGTCAAATTCATTCGCGACTTGGACTAAAAAACTATACGCACCTAACGGCTGATTAAAGGTTTTCGTGCGGATCCCTTCATACTGAATTTCACCTACTTGCCATCCTGTATCGACTAGAGCAGCATTCGCATATTGCCTCAAAGTATAACTTTGATAAGTAGTAGGATTTAATGTTTTCAGTGCGTTTAAGTCTGTATAAGTCGCGACAGCACGCACCACTTTCTCATTCTTCATGTAGGTGGCTGCGTTATAAATAATAAATTCTTCATATCCTCGATCTTCAGATGGGATAAGGAGACGTCCACGTTCTGAAAAAAATTCTGCTTCCGGAATATTCGCTGGCATATAAAAACTATATGAATTTTCTCCGCTGATTTCATGAACATGAAGGTCGTCCCAAAACAGCTTTTCTCCCTCATTATTTAAATAACCAAGCAAACGATCATCGTGATGATGAAGCGCATGAATAACTGTCATAAGAATCTCTCCCTAAACGTGACCTTGCCGGATAATTTTGTAGAAGGCTCCAAGACTAAGTCGGTCTTGCCTTTTGGAAGCATAAAAAAAGAAGCCCCGAAATCTTTCAGGTCGCTTCTGTATTCTCCGTTTATTTTAATGCTGCTGTCACGCATATCTATCTGAATGATGTCGCCAGCGTATGCGATGTAAGGTACTTGATTATCTGTGACTGTATTAACGCGCTTAATCAGGACGTCATCGATGTTAACTGCTTCAGTAGGCACGGTGCCTGTCTGTCCGGCATGTAATTGTATTTGAGATAAGTTACCAGTAAATCGCAACTCGGCATCTGTGTAAGTCCTATACATACGATTAACATGAGCGCCTGTCTCCGGATGAAATTTAGCAACATAGAAAAACCACTCGTTCCCTATTCTGCCAATCCGCATAATCCCTCTAAAGTCTGCCCACGCGGTACCTGCACCTTCACCCTTGCCGACATAAAGAAATTCTGTATCAAGACCGCCACCTAGACGGATCTCGACCGTATTCCCTAATCCTTCATTTCCGATCCGTTTCATCGCGACTTTCGCAATAGCATCGCTTAAATCGTTTAAAAGATAATATTCAACCCGACTTCGCTTATCGTAGGATGTGGACGGGAAACCTAGTAAAAACTCTGCAATAAAATCCTGTAAAGGCGCTTGTGGGACACTTGTTTTTATCGTCGGCCCATGCCATGTGCTTCCTGTGCCGTAGGATTGCACATTGAGCGAGAATCCGTTTGTCTGAAAATTCCCTGCCGGAACACCACCATCCACATCGGTTCCAGTGGTCCATCCTGTTGTATTATCAGCTTTATAGTTCATCACGACTTCTTCTCTTTGTATCGGAGTCTGCTCAACTGTGACAGGCTCACCGATGCGCATATAAGCATCACTACAGATGATATCCATGTAGGTGATATCTTCTAAGACTTCGATTTCAAATACTGGTGCTGCTTCTCTATATCCGTTATTTCTGACGGTTGCTAAGCCATTAACGAAGTTCTCCTTATTTTCATGGCCGTATTTGTGAGGATCTGGGCAAATAAATGTGATCGTGGTAACATGAAAACCATTCCATTCATAACCTTCCGTCACTCGTTCGCTGATCGCGTAATAGGTACGGTCGTACTCATCATGAAAAATTAAAGGTGCTGGTTCCTCTAATGATAAAATATCATTTAAATCTTCTAGCTTTTTTCTTAATTCTTCTGCTGAATCGCAAGCGAATAACACTTCCATTGTTATCGTTCTAGGAGGGTACTTTACCCCTTTAATTAAAGCGCCAGGACGAGAAGGAACTGAAAACAGTTCCACTTCCCGACCATAAATTGCACGCCCGTTGTCTGATTTAATGTAGAAGAATTGGCTTAAATCCACGCCATTAAAATAAATAGGGAAACTATCTTCTATTATTTCGTCTAAAATATTTCTAATCGACATAGCTACCCCCTCCCTATTCGGATCATATCTTTGCGCATATCATTTTCATCTTTGACGTATGGAGCCGTTACACGCCCCACTTCCCGACCATCCATTACAAGGATAATGTCACGATCAGGCAGCTCGAATTTATCCAACTCAGCACTAAACGCATGCTTGACGCCTCTCATATCGCTGTTATTAATTGATGTGTCTAGGGACGCTGATACACCCATGTCAGCGAGAGCGATTTTCGGAGCTAAGTTATCCGTCATAATTCCGGCTATTCCAATGGCTGTATCTCTGACTTTTCTGCCCATTGAGGCGAGTCCGTTTACTAAACCTTGACCGATAAATTCCCCTAATTTATGAGTTTCTCTAGATGGCGAATGGGTATCGGTCTTTTTGGTAATCGCGTCAAGTATATTTCCAGCTACTCCGGTAACCGTATCCCAAACTGCTGTCGCCATTGACGCTATACCATCGATTAATCCTTGTATGATGTCCTTACCGATTTGAACTAAATCAATACCTTCAAAAATGCTTACTATGCTATCCCAAATACTGTTTGCGGTTTCTTTGATCGATTCCCACGCGGCTTCCCAATCACCTTTGATTAAATTCATGATTGTATCAATTATTCCGAATACTAAATCTGTAGCGATTTCTACAGCTGTAGTGATTGCAGCCCAAGCTATTTCAACGACACCTGAAATAATAGGCCAAACAGTTTCAAAAATGCCTTGAATTAATTCCAGGGCAAGTTTAATAACTGACCAAACAACATCTATCGCTAAAGATATCGCAGTTTTGATATCCTCCCAAACGGCTTTAGCTATGGATAAAATGGTTTCTCCGTGTTCGTTCCAAAATTCTTGTATCCTCGTAACTACTTCTTTTATGAATTCCCAAGTTGCCGAAAGGAAAGTGGTTATGGCAGTTTTAATACCTTCCCAAGCCGTTTTTGCATTAGAAAGTATAGAATCCCCGTGTTCTGCCCAATATTCTTGTATAAGTGTAACGACCTGCATTATGAAGCCCCATGCTGTAGTCAAGACAGTCACAATGGTGTTATAGACAGCATCCCAAATACTCTTGGCGGTAGTTTTTATTGATTCATTATTTTCATTCCACCAAACAACTATCGCTCCCCATACAGACATGACAAAATCTGAAACTGCTTGGACTACGGTCGAAATGGTGGTTTTAATAGCGTTCCATACGGTTATTACACCTTCACGAAACTTCTCATTTTCGTTCCATAGACGAATAAATACGGGGATCAGTAATGATAGAACCCCTATGATTATTCCAACTGGACCACCTAAGAACATGAAAGCTCTAGAGAGAAGTGGGAGAGCTTTTGAAGCTAAACTAGAAATGAATGGTGCAACCTTTGCTATGGTAGCCCCAAAGTTTGTGAATAGTGGTTTTACAAAAGTGAAAGCTTTACCTACACCAGCCATTAAAGCTGTTCCGAAACCACTAAACAGCGTAGTTATAGCCACAATCGTAGGTACTAAAGCTAGAAACAAACCTGCTAAAACTGTGATGACTGATATGATTACACCGACTACACGGTTATTTTCCATTAGACTATTAGTCCAGCTCAAGAAACGATTAACAAGATCCAATAGCAAAGACCCAACTGGCGCTAATCCAATTCCTAAATTGACGAGGAAAGTGGTGATGTTGCCGATCAAGCTGATTACTTTAGGTGCATTATCCGCTATATAACCTAAGAACATTTGAAAGTTCTGATTGTTTCCTAATTCAGAAGCCCATTGTTTGAATCTGGACATCATATTAACGAGTCCATCCATCATTCCAGCAGATGAATCTCCGAATCCTGCAAATAAATATACGATCCCTGCGATTGCATCTCTAAAAATCGCTCTCATCTTCGGCATATTCGTATTTACATAATCGACAAATGATTGGAACTTATCGCTTGCCGAAAGACCATTTGCCCATTCTGCAAATCGCTCAGCCATTGCACGAAAGCCCTCAGCCGTTTGAAGAGATAACGGTGCAAAAGCAACCATCATGTTCATAAATCCTTTTCCAAGTAACCCTAAAGCTTCACCTAATACCTTCGTAAACGGTCCAGCGTAGTCATTCAGCGTTCTAAAGAAATTCTGAAGCTCTGCGCCTCCCACTTCTTTATTCAGTGAATCAAGCAAGCCATTTACAGCATTAGCTGTATTTAAAAACATCGGCTCCACAGAGGACAATACTTTTCTTGAGATCTCCATTGCCTTTGTGAATCCATCCATAACTGGCTGTTCAACTGTTTTGACGATTCTTTGCCATACGGACTCGGTTTTATCAAAGTCTGCTCTGGCAGCTGCTTGCGCGACTGTGAGGTTTTCAGTTTCTCCAAAGATCGCTTTAATTGTTGGAATAGCCGCAGCGCCAAATCCAATAGCTGCAGTACCAGCGAAACCAAATGCAGATCCAAGAGCGAAGGTTGATCCTCCAAGTGTTCCGATCATCGGACCTAGGTTGCCTAAAGCCCCTGTTAATGTAGCGATAATAGGTGCAAGAGTTGGGCTTATAGATAAGAAAGCCCCGCCTAATTGGTTTTGAATAACGGTACTTAAAGATCGAATTGTATTAGCGATACGGTCCATTCTTTGTTGGAAGTTATTTACTCTCACCTCTACAGGAATGATCACCTTGTCTCGGGCTAAGGCTCTTGCTTGAGCAGCTACCAACGCAGCTTTGCGTAAAAACTCCGAAATGTCTGCACCAATCGGCTTATCTGTACCCATAGCCGTTTTTCTTACCTGAGCATCTACTTGCTTCATTTTTGCCTGAAACTCTTTAATTCTAGCTCCGATTCGAGCCATGAAATTTTCGTGCATAAGCAATTCCTCCCTTCTTCTATTGCGGCATCTGATAAGAAGACATCGCATTTTTCATACGGTTATAGCGTGTTTTGTCCATCGGTTGCTTAACCTCTTGACGTGTATATTGTAGAGACCCTTTTTCAAGCTCTCTTCGTGCCTTCTGAGCATCAAACAGCTTCTTAGCCGTTGTGCCTTTCTTATTAGCAGCAATCGCGTTCATCATGGCGCCTTTGCTCATGTTTTCGATGTTATCGATCTCACGAAGATGAGCACCCTTTAATTTGGCTTTATACTCATTCATGGTCCATGATCCAATCACATCATTGTCATAGACTTGCAGGTAACGAGCGCATAACTCGTACACCTTCAGCATGTCTATGCCGTTTTCTTTTTCGTCCCTAGAAGCTCCGCCTTGCTGTCCTTCATGCGCTGCACGTATGTTTGCATCTGAGTTTTTTCCTTCTCGTCCTTCGCGAACTCTGGCACCTTCTCGAGGTCCTTCCAGTATTTCTTCGCTTGTTTTTTGAAAAAACCCGAGTTATCCATCACCGCAAATGCTTCCTTGAATAAATCTTCTGTGTCATCATCAGCTTCGATGCGTTTTTCTAATGCTGCTTCAATGTCTGCTAGAATCGGACGGTCTTTAAGATGATTCACAGCGCAATCCCAAAACCCCAGCAAGCCATCATGATCAAAATTCAGCAATTTTTCATAGATGCTATTGATGCCGGAAGACTTGTTCCCTTCTTTGTCCTGCCCGTAATACTTGTCTTTCGCCAGACTGTTAAATTTAAATGTCACCTTAGCTTCATAATCTTTCCCGTTCACGTTTAAAATTGGCATGTATGATTCCTCCGTTTTCATTAAATAAATTCATAGAAAAAAGGACGAGAATGATCTCGCCCTTCGTTTTATCCTGCTGGTGCTGGTGCTGTTTCTTGGTTAGGGAAAGATCCCGTTGTCTCGCCCGGTGCTTCGAACCCGTATTGCGCAAATTCGATAAGGTCAGCTGACAGTGCTGGTAATTCGCCTTTTTGAGACTTCAGATAAATCGGTAGCGAAGTAGAAACTTCTACAAAGCCATCAGTCGGCTCAGACGTTTCAATATTTTCAATGATTGTATAAGCAAAGCGTGCATCGTGCTTGTTGGTTGCGTTTAATTTGGTATTCACGCGCCAAACTTTCAACTGTTCTTCATTGTCATATGCATCCTCTAAAGCAGATTGACCGCTATCGCCTATCTCTGAATAAAAAGTTATCTCGAAGTTCTCCGATTTAGGACCATATCCGACAACTCGACCGAATTTCGTCTGCTCATCGATCATATCTTGCTCTCGAGAGTGTGAACCTTCTGTCTGATGACCCACAGCAAGTGGCGGTGATCCAAGTGGTACATTTACTCTTTGTACCAAGTAAATAATGTCTTTACCTTGTTCCATTCCCATTCTCTTCACTCCTTTTATTTAATCCAGAATTTTACCCTGATGACACCGTGATTTGTTTTTCCGTCAATGTCATCGAACACCTGACTCCTCGGCTCATCCATTTTGACAATAGAAAAACCACTGCTTAATGACAGTGGTTGTCCATATAACGCATTTTCAGCAGCCTCGATTATGTCATAACTTTGTTTTTTTCCCATCGCATCTGACCAGGTATGGATAACAAGCGAAACCTCTTCTCCGTTTGAAGTCTTATCCGTGAATGGTTCCTTGATAGGTTCCCCAATACGAATGTACGGAAAAGGCTGATTGCTAGGAACATGATCAAATACACCAGAGACTAATGAGGTTACTGTTGCATCATTGGAAAGCCTCTGAAAAATTGCAACTTGCAATGGCCATAACGCGGTTTTTCTCGCCATCACATCACCCCAGTTTCTTTATCTCTCGTGAGAAGTACCTTCGACCTTTATCGACTGAAGGGAACCAAAACGGCTGAGCTGGCATTCCTCGAGTGAATACCCAACGATTTAATTTGTCGGACCAGTAGACCCACGGTGTTTTTCTGCCGTCGCCGCCCTCGGCGTATATGCCTGTTCCGAACTCCAAGTAAATTGCTATGGAAGAACCAACTTCGACGGTGCAAGTCAGACCATCCAAGCTACTATAAAACGTAATCGATTGACGAGTATCACCAGAATCAACTGCAACAGTTGCAATAGCGTTGTTATAGATGATCATTCCAGTTTCCTGAACAATCTCTCGAACACGCTCTAGGATCTCGTCTCCAAACTCTTTTAAAGCGCGCTGTAGTAATTTATTTCCTACCTGTACTTTCGAGTTTCTAGCCATTTTGCACCAACTTCAGCGCAACCCTCATGATCTCATGCTGGCCGCCTTGATCTTCTGGTTTTCCGCCAAGCTCATATACTTCGCCTTCGCACACTACACGCATCGCAGAGGTTATATCGTTACGATACGGATAGTAAAGGTAACGATCTAAAGGATTACTTAGTTGATGAGCTTGATAGCGCTCATTACTTGTAGGAGTGTCTAAAAAGCCGTAAATCGTTGTGTAAGGTACAAATGTATTTGTGAACCCTCCACCGCCATCTGGAACACGCTGAACGGATTGAAATCTGACTGCATGCGGAAATTCATCATACATACGATCACTTCCCTTTTGCGGTCGATTTCTTTGCGGTTGATTCAGCTTTCTTAGGCATTTCTTCCGGATCTACTCGCTTATATCCCTGCGGCTCATATATTTCTTTGAACGATCGTTCTGTCATGATATAAGGCTTTCTGTCAGGACTCACGACTCTAATCATCCTTTAAACCTCACTTTCCTATAGGTTTGGATCTCTTTGTAATAACTAATAGGAAAATCAGTCTCATACGAATACGAAACAGTTCCCATCGAGCGAGATTTCAAACCAGATTTATTCATGTTGAACTGGCAACCTTTTGCGACGAATACTTTGACACCTGCAGGCAACTTTTCAACTCCCATGTCATCTAGGAATGCATTATTGCAATATTCCTTCGCTCTCTCGACTAACATCGGCACCATGATGTCTAAATAGGTATCATGCTGTGTTGTACCTGTCAGACCAATCATCGCTTTGATTTCTTCGATGGTCATAGATTATTCCTCCTTCTTAGGAGAACCTTTCTTTGGTGCAGCCTTTTTCTTTTCCTCCGCAGGAGTTGAATTTAGTTCATATTCGATGGCCAACAACCTTTTTTCGACTTCGATTCGCTCTGCTTCTGTTTTTTCTTTCTCAGCAAGCTCTTGTTTTACTTTCTTTTCTTCCTTCTCAGCAGCCAAGCGCCTCATACGATTAAATGCAGCTAAACCCATTCTCTTCACCTCTCAAGGCATAATAAAAGGGAGCCTGAGCCCCCAACTATTACGCGATTTTGTGTACGAATTTGACGATGCGGATATTTTTATTTTCGTAAACTCGGTTCCAGTTACCAGCAGTAGCAAGTTCAGTGTTGGATGGTGTAGCACCAGCAACAGACGTATTTGTGAATGCTACGCCACGTGGATGCATGATGAAGTGGTTACGGTTAATCAAGATGTCATCACCCTGCAATGAATCACGATCCGTTTCAGTTGGCACAGGCGCCGCACCATTCCCAAGTGCAAAAGCACCAGACCCGAAAATGTATGTTGTGTAGTTTCCGGCACTTACAGGCATAGAATCATCCACGATCACACGTTTACCCATGTAAAATGGAATTTGGGTGTTGTTTGAATCCATCTGAAACTCAATGAGATTTTGCTTTCTCAGCGATGCGTATGTCGCTGAATGAACAGCGATCGCAGTTAATTTAGATTCTGCATCACCGAGTTTGTAAGACGCATCAATGAATGTTTCTCCAACAAAATTCGGAGTAGTTGCATCTGCAGAAATATCATGTACGTTTCCACTCATAGAAGCAGAAGCGAACACGCCACCTAACGCAGATAGAGCAACCCTTTGTTGTTGACGTGCCCAATAAGCAGCCACAAGATCTCCGATCGCACCCATAGGATCATCACCAGACAATGCTTTAGCAAGGTCATTCGCTTTCCACGCGCGACCACGGGCTAGTAGTGCCGCAACGTCTTGAGCTGCAGTGATTTTATCCGGTGTCAATGGAGTCGTATCAGAAAGGACCTCATCATCACCAGTAAGGTCTTTCCAGAATGGCATGTTTAATAGCTTACCACCTGAACGGGCTAACGCATCAAATGCAGGATCACGTTCTGCAATTCCTGCCTGGACGAATGCCGATAATTGTGCTGTGCGTTCGATGACATAAGGGTTAAATACTTGTGGTACAATAACGTCTGCAATTCTTGTCATTGATTATTACCTCCTAAGCTTGCGCTTGTAGTTTTTTAGCTAAATCAGGATCTTCCCTGAATAGCCTTCCTTGCTCAGTTAGGTTGAGCGATTCCTTTTTAAATGGGTTTGGCTTGTTATAAGTGCCAGGTAGTTGTTGTCCTGCACCTTTAGGAGAACGACCAGATAATCCTGCTGGTTCTTCTTTTTCTGCAAATAAATAACCATCCGACTCTTTTAGAGAATTAAGCTGCTCTTCTAGCCCAAGTAGCTTATCTCCATCGAGTTTGATGGCTTCCGTGTTCAATAATGCAGTTACAGCTCTTGGATTCTTGGCTTGAGCACCCCTCAAAGCATCCTTTAGAGCAAAGTCAAATGATTGTTTGTCCAATTTCTCCTGGTATTCGGTATCTTTGTTTTTATTTTCATCCTGCAGGGTTTGAATTTGCTGTTTCAATGCATCATGATCGGCAGCAGATGATTTTAAAGCATCAAGCTGAGTATCACGAGTTTTTAGTTGATTCTTTAAATCCTTCACTTCATCGTTTTTCGCATCGAATTTATCTTTAGGAAACCAATTCCCATCCGAAACCACTGCAAGTTTGTTATCACCAGCCTTTTCCATCACCTGATTGTAAAGTTCTTCTCCTAGCAATTCTTTTAAGTCCATGTTGAACGCTCCTTTTAATGTTTTGTTTACGTGTCCACCTCACGCATAAGGAATACGTTTATTTAGAGTCGAACCTTTAAACGACCGGGTTTTATACCAAGAAAGAATTAAGAAATATTTTTCAATTCTGTTGCTTCTCCGTAACCTAGACCACGAATATAGACCTTGCTATTCATAACATGAGTTAATTCATCGTTATAAGCGTTATTGTAAAAGGCTTCTTTTGCATCGAATGATTTTTCTGGTACCACAATTACCTCTTCAACACCCTCTGCGACGATAGCTACAAATACGAAAGGGGAATCAGTCTCCCTTGCCGCATCAAAAGTGCTTTTTAAAGAATTTTTATTCAAACCCAATTCAATCACTCCTACTTCATATTTGCTCTTAACCCTGAGCCGGGAGATGTTGGATCACCTTACCCTTTCTCGGATTCGACTTGAGGTGTTGGGCGATTACCTTTTTTCAATTCTCTTAAAATCTCTGTGAGCGTTTTGTCAATCGACTTTAAGAGTTTTTCGTTTTTATCCAATCTGATCCACCTCCTAAGATGCCTTTTTAAGCCTTCCGTGCCACTGCTCAAACGTTTCATATTCTCTCATTACTGAAGGTGGTGAAATCTCTTTCTGAGCCTTTTTAAGAGCTTGTTTATACGTAAGTGATTCATCAGCCATCAACTTGTCAATGCGATTAGCGAGTTTCTGTTGATAGTTCGGGTCCATATAGTCACGACCTCGACGATATTCTGGCAGCATATTATTGACCAGTCTGAGCTTAACGCATCTACACTGAATATCCATTGAAGGAACATTCCACTGATGCGGTCCTTTCGCTTTCAATCCAAGGTAACGGAAATAGCCTTCTTTATCCGTTTTTTGACCGTCGAGCGTCTTGTGAGAATCTCTCACACTAAAATCAAGCGCGCTCATCCATACTCCTGTAATCTCAACAAATTTCTTTGCTGTCTCTTCAGCTTTTTCGCCTATCAAACTACGTACTCGACCACCTTCAGTTCGAGCCACAACCAACGCTCTGTTCTTGCGGAAGTTTACTGTTTTCTCAATCCTTTTCGCAATTTGCGAATAACTCTCTCCATTTTGAAACCCTTGTGCGATTTCTATATTGATCTTTCGAACAATCTCATTGCGGTGTTGCTGCAGAACGGCTGATAAGGTTAATTCAGCAATTGGATTGAGAAGAACCTCTTTAATAGTTGCCACAGATGGAATCATAAAGCCCATTTCTGAGCCTGCTGCCTTCTCGAGTAAATACGCTGTACGTAAATAGCCTTCAAGGTATTGATATTGAAAAGATTGCTGTAATTCTCGAATGATCAAACGATAATCACCAGTCAATTCTTTCGCTATGTTAGCCAGTTCTATCGCTAATCGATCCTGTTGGTTCACTTCAGTCCATCCAAGCTCACCATTCTTTTCGTATTTACGGAACATTTCAGAGATGCGGAACTGAATGCTTTTTAAACGCCTGTTAAATACCTTTTCTAGATCATCCTCGGTTTGTGCCAGAAGTTTATCCAAGAGAGCTTCAATCTCTAATTGGTTCATCCTCATCTTCACCGCCTAACGGTTCAAGCCTGGCATCAAATTCAGCCTGTTCTTTTTCTAATCGGTCTTTCTCCGTCTGCTGATCTTTAACCCAAGGGTGATTCTCTCTGATTGTTGCATTAGAAATGATGCCGACAGAATCACGAGCCATTTGAATGATTTCAAGTTCATTTGTTAGTAGCATCTTATTAAACGAGAAGGTAATATCCCGATAATCAAACTCACCTTGTCCAGATATTTTGAGATATTCCGTCACAAACCACATAAAGCGTCTAAGCGCCCGTGTGAACTTTCTTTCTAGGATGCTAGATTTCATGTCTAGTAGAGAATAAAGATTTTGCAGAGCTACACCAGAAGGCGCATCACCGATAATATCAGGATTAGGATTCACACCTTGACCAAACGCAAAAATAGACTGTTTCAACTCTTCAATCTGAGTTTTCACAGCCTCGACGGGTACTTCTGCTTTTAATGTATCGATTCCTGATCCTTCTGCAGCATCAATCGGGATCGCTTTATAACGCTTTAATTGCTTTAAAAACTCAGCCAAGTTCGTGCCTTCATAGCCCTTTAAGACGTAGATTAGAGACTGCATATCATCTAGTGTGTTCGTAATATCGGAGAACAACAGATCAAACGCATCGATCGGGTCCTTCACGAACAATAGATCACTGACTCTTTCCTCATTATTCGCAAACTCAATAAAAGGCACCTTACCCCAACTTCTGGATTGGTTGCCGTTATTGTAATGAGGTGCTGGATTGACCTCTTCCATTGCATCTGGTACCAGTTCCCCTTCTACTATCTCGTAGTACGAAACGTCAGTATCAGTCCACCATTCAAGCTTGATGATTGATTCACTGTATTCATAGAATCGAATGCCTCCAAGCAGCTCTTTACGCTTAGTCGGCTCATAGATTGGAATGAACTGTTCAGCAGGAATAATAATAAACTGGAAGACTCCATCTTCATCGATGTATGGATGCAGCCATTCTCTGCCTTTATTACTGGCATTTTTAATAAGCTCCGGCAACGTGTCCTCGAAATCCTCGCCAATCAAATCATAAAGTAGATCAAGGAATTTTTTGTCATTGGATTTAGAGCCAAATGTCATTGGTTCACCTGATAAATAAGCAGTCTTTTGATCGACCAGGAGCTTGTGAAAGCCGGATGCTAAACGATGATTGGTTGCATCTGGATCAGCGACCATGTTTCCGTTGTCGTCAGGCACCTTGATTATGCGTCTCTTTATTTCCGATTGATTAAAGTAGTATTCAACGCCTTCTGAATAGATCGAAGGGTCGAAGTCGTCATATAAACGTCTTAGCAGTTGCACATCAGTTGGTGCGTTAGTCTTAATTAGTTCAATTAATTCCTCGCCATGAGTCTTGCTGAATGGATCCACTGGCTCACCTCCTTATGTTAGTACGCTCATACCTTTCTTCCTTAATGGCTCAGTAGCATAGCGTGTTGTATCAATCGCATGATTATCTTTGTCTTCTAATCTTGCTTTTTGATCACCATTCGAATCAGTTTGATAATCAATATCCTCAAACTCCTTAGCAGCAAAAGGTGTTCTTTCGTAATCAATCACGATCTCTTCAAGATCATCAAGCCACTTTTCACCAAACTCAACCGAACCCGGACCTTTAACAGCTCCTTTGATTCTCACTCCATACGTTTTCATTTCACTGATCGACTTTGGTTCAGCACTATCAGCTATGATCATGATGGTTTGATAACCTTTTTTAACAATCCATTCTGCTGCTTCACGATTGCTGATTTTCTGGCCATAATGTTCATCCAATAGAAAAAGCCTCCTTCTCGTCTTGTCGTAATGCAAGCGAAGGAAGCAATATGGATCTGGACCGTAACCCCAGTCAATCCCTTGAACGATATTATCAAAGGAACGGAGCTCGTCATTGGTTATCTTTCTAAACGTTAGGTTATCGAACGGAACCACACCGGAACCAATGGCTTTCCCCATGTACTCCCAGTCATATTTACGAGGCTTTTTAGCTTTAACATTCTCAGCCTCTTCAATAAAGCGTTTCGATAAGTGAGGATTATCCAAGTATGTTGAATGGTCAACGAATGTGTTTGCATCAATAAAGACTGATTCATACTTTTTATTCAGCCATGATTGCTTTCGTTTTGGAGGATTGTAAGAGTAATAGAATGAGTAATCAAACGTATATGCTTTTTTTCTTGCTGATTCAGATGTAATCTTTCCGACTAGCTCTTCACGTAAAACTGAGTTTTCAATCGTCGTGACTTCATCTTCTGTTTTGAACTCAGCTAATTCCTCAATCCATAGGATCGATACAGGATATTCAGCATCTTTAATGGATTTCAGTTTCTCAGGGTCATCAGCGCCAGCAAAATAAATCTTATTCCCTCTAGGCAAATACGTAATTTCTAGATTTGACGGAACAAACTTAAAAAGATGACTGACCCCCATGACGATTGTGGCTGCTTTGATTTGTTCAAATACAGACTTCTTAATCGTGTTCTGGACTTTACGCATACAGATAGCTGAAACAGGGTATTCCATGATGTCATTGACAATCCTTAGAGGAATATGAAATGACTTACCTGATCCACGACCGCCTTTTAAGACATAGCGTAAATGTTTCTTTTTGCGCGAGGCTTTCCAGAACTTCAAAAAGTGAGGGCTGATGATCTCAGACATTCTGACCTTATTCATCGTCATCATCGTCCGGTATATCGTCGACGATCTGCACTCCCACATTCACATTAAGATTATTATTGTCTTTGAACATACCTAAATGCTTACCGATTAACTCAGTGGACCTGTTAGCACCATTTGAATCGAATTGATATTCGCCAGTTTCGACCATCATCTTTTCGACTGGATCCCATTCCAAAACAGGTTCAGCCTGCATTGATCGATCAGATATATCCATCAAGCGTTTGAGCACCCAATAAGCATCGAGATTCAATCGATCGGCACGCGTTTTCTTTAGTTCTTCTATACGCGCGGAGATTTCAACTTTCTTCAACAATCTCTGTCCTTGTGAATATGCAGTCTTTTCACTATAACCAGCTCTTATTGCTGCTTGTGTAGCGTTTAAGTCTACTAAATACTCATCAATGAACATCTGTTGTTTATCTGTGAACTTCACATCCTCTCACCCCTCTCACGCTATTCGCTTTTTCAGACATAAAAAAAGCACCCCTTTTAGGATGCTCTTAAATCAAAATAAAAGTTCAATAGATTTAATTTCACTTATTTTTCTAGATTCACCGGTTTTTTGGCTTTGAATTTCTGCATTTGGTTTTTCGTATTCTTTGAGCATAAAAGCAATTTGATCTGCGTTTAGATTAACATTATGCGTTTCTTCTCCCTAAGATGAACTGTCACTGAAATGGATAATTAATTTGTAATTTTTCATGTTATTCGCCCCCTTTTTCTCATAAATTCGAGAAAAAACAGGAAAATCCTTTAAATATTTCAAATTTTTTATATATTAAATCCTTTTTCAGACATAGAAAAAAGCACCCCGAAGGAATGCTTGATTGTCATTCAAATGTAATTGTTATAGATTTAATCTTGTCAAACTTTTGATTGATGTTAAGAGTACTGTTATTATTATAAACCAATGTATTATCTTTACTGTCGACAATAGCCTGTAAAACTTCCTTAGGACTACTTGATACAACTAATGGTATTTCTTGATCTTTATACTCAATGATTAATATCATCGTCCATCCCTCCCTCCTTTCTACTATTAATTCTTCAATAGGAACTGTATCCCTTTAACAAATTCAATGACACTCACGCTTGTGAGTACAGTGTACAGGTTTCTTTGTTTTTTAAATTATGTTAATTTCTCTTTTAAGAAAAAATTTTAAAAAACATCCTTTTCGGAAGTCATAATTAAAAATTTGGATTTGTAATTTTACCAGCTTTAACCGATGTACCTTCCTCCTCACTTTTATTTTGAAAGAAGATAAAAAATGAAATTAGAATAAACAAGACACTAAAGGATAGAAATATAATTAGGAGAAATAGCCAGATTGAATTAATTAAATTCATAATAAAAAAGTCAACATTCCCATTTGCAAATAGGACTTGGTAAACGATAGTTGTCAGTACTAAGACGAATCCTGTTAATAATGAAAAAACAGAAATCATAATAAATTCTGACCTATAGCTTCTATCATTCATTACTTCTTTTACTATTTTGGTATTAAATATAGATGCTAATACACTTAAACAGGCGCCATAAAAACCTAAGCAAATACTCGAAAGAAGTAGTATTCCATCCAAAGCTTTTTCAAACCCCTTGAATTCAAAAATAGGGAAATACATAAATACAATCCCACTTATTATTAATGATAAAACAAAAGCAATGATAATAAATAAATAGCTTAAGCGCATATCAATCCATCCTTAGTATTCGATTTCTATAGCCCCCATTTTCTCCGTTGTATAGTTCAACCATATACTCAAAAACCCTGTAAGAATTTAACTGTCTGTCATTTCTTAAATCAACTGTTTGCGATGCTTCTAATTTATGATTTATCAAATCAATTGGTTCGACAGGTGATTCCTCATGTTCTCTGGATCTTATTCTTAATTTCTCAACTTCGGGATCATTAATAAACTCTTCAAGCAATCCTACTGTGAAGTCTTGATCGATTTCGGAATCTCTTACAGACCGAGAATTGAAGGAAATTTCAATAGAATCAACGTTAGGATTTCGACCAAATAATCGTTCGATCATTCCATTTGCTTTTGCACCAACTATCTTTGTATAGACCTTTCTGTATGCAGATTGATTAAAAGCTCTTCTCTGTGCAGTGTTGTCAGTTATCATTGCAATGGAAGAATTACGAGCTGCTCCCGCATCTATTACTAATGATTGAATGAATGCACCTATGGCTGTAGGCCCTAGTGAATCTCTATTTCTTTGTATCATCAGGATGTGATTTACTGGATCGTATAGAACCGTTGCTTCATGCCCAATGAATTCGTCGGATTCTAAATCCAACATCTCAGAATCACCGTGAAGTGTTGTTCTATTCGGTAGGGCATAATTCAACCTCTCAAAAGTTAAATGATAGTATTGTGTATTATAATCAATATTTATCTGCGACAGTCTTGCCGGTTCATAGTTATAAGTATAGACTCTTTTAAATTCAGAAGTATCATTGTCTCTTGCATGCTGATATTGAGCAATAATATGATCAAATATTTCACTCAAATTTAACCAAACAGTCCGATCTTCCTCATTTTGAGTTATACTCCTAAAAAAATTAAAACCAATTCTTTTTACTCTAGACATTCCATCCCCTCCCATTTAATTATTAACTAATGAAAGTTTGAGAACAATCTCTATCACTCGTCAAATACTGACAAAAAACAAATAAAAAGAGCAAATCAAAAATGATCTGCCCTTTTGTCAGTTTTCTATGCTATAACTATAATCCATCTTAAACAAAACGTCCTTTTAAAAATCTTTCATTTTTCTTTCGTTTTTCCTTCTAAAATCTTTCATTTTTCGTCCACTTACAAAGCCTTTAGTTATCCACTTCTATTTAACACGATCGATTGTGATTTGCACTAAGGAATCGTCTAATGTTTGGGATGGTATCTCATCCTGGTACGAAACCAAAGGGGCAAGTTCAATCCAAAGACCTGTTAACTCAACTGTATTTTCTTTTTCAGCAACTTTCTTCAAACTAAATGGGTAAATTGCTATTTCGTCAAAATTAAAGTCTTCCAGAATAACGTTTTTATGATGTTCTTCGTCACCTCTAGAGAGAGTTTTTATATCAACCGTCTTCCAACCTTTTTCTCTCAATTCTTTTGCGATGTCCATCCTCAATCACTCTCCTTTTGTCATGTTATTCGCCAAAAGGTTCCATTTACCTCCATCTACTTCAAATTCCCTTTCACACACTTCACAAACGGACAAAGAACCTTGCCAGATTCTTTATTCACCCATACACACGACTTACACAACTTCTCATATGTTTTATCGCTGATTTTCACGTGATCACTCATTTCAGACATAATAAAAACGCTACCGGATATGATAGCGTTCTTTAAGAGCATTCAATTTTTATTGTTCAAGGCCCGAAGTGATTCTTTCCGGTCACTTACGCGACCTACTGCACGACTCCCCGAACCTGCCTTTAAGTTTACAAGAAAATTTTAAAAAGAAAAATTATGGTACTAATGGAACATTTGGAACCTAAGCCACATGCTCCCTTTTGTCTACTAACTTCGCCACAATGGACTCTTGAATCCTCTTAATATGAGTATGTGAGAATCCCATGTGTGCAGCTATCTTCCTGTTGCTCAATCCATCCATCGTAAGGTTTAATACTTCAATTTCTCTATCGTTGGTAATAAGGTGCATCCTGGACGTAATAAAGGCACATTTCTCACGGTAGTTATCTAATCGATTCCATTTCTTCTCTCGTCTGCATACCTCTTGTAAAACAGGATCAGAGGGGCCGCCTTGCGCTTTTGGCATAGCTGCTTCAATTCCATAAAGGGCAGTTACTTTCGCATTAGGATGCTTCAATTCTTCTTCAAGCAAAAGGATGCTGTTCATCATCCACCGATAATCCTTCAATGCGCTTTCAATCTGTTGTCTATTCATCCATTAACCCCCTACCCCCTAATAGAAAATAAAAAAGAGGACACAAACCAAGAGCGAGATGCTCTTGCTTCGTGTCCTCGGTTTTTCCGTTAGACAAAAGATATAAAATTTGAAACTTTCACAATTTTTAGACGTATTCCTATTTAACTACCTAGATCAACTTCACAAGACTAAATTACTAGGAGGAGATTTATTATGTTAAGCAAAGACCATTACGTTCCCATTTTAAAATGGAAAAGAGGTGAAAGGTCTGCTTTAGAAAACGTAAGTTCTGATCTGAAAAACAATATGACACCACTCATTGAAATTCAACCAGTCCCATTTGATCATCCAAGTGGAGATTTTAGCAAATCTCTAGATGAACATTTAAGCAATATAGGAGAACAAGTTCAAACATCATGGAATCAGTCTTCTCCTGTATTTGTGGATCTAAATACTCTTTATAATAATGAAGATTTTACTGATGATTCATTATCAACTGGTAATCATTTTGTTGAATTTGTTGTAAGCGAAATTGAATCAAAGGGTATTCCTGCTATTCCTGTAACTGGTATTTTTCGATATGTTGAATTTCACCAAGCTGTTAAAGATGTTAATAATTCTTATCAACATGGAGTTTGTATCAGATTGGTTGAAAGCGACTTAGTTGATATATCCGTATTAAGGGTAAATATAGATAACTTAATTAATTTTTTGGAAATTGAAAAAGAATCTGTCGATATAATTCTTGATTACAAACAAATTCTTTCTCAGACGGAGCAGTCTCATTTAAATAATCTTATCTTAACAATTGCTCAATTGCCTTATCTACAAGAATGGCGATCACTAATATTAGCGAGCACAGCATATCCAAGTAATCTTAGACAAATTCCAACCAACTCTAATGGAACATTACCAAGAACCGAATGGACGGTGTATCAGTCATTAAGAAATACTGGACTAGCTCGTATACCTTCTTTTAGTGATTACAATATTTCTCATCCTGATTTTGTTAATTTAGACCCAAGAATTATCAACATGGCAGCAGGAATAAAATATACTACTGCTAATGAATATTTAATATTCCGGGGAATTGGAGTGAAGAATAATGGTTTCGGGCAAATGGTCCACTTGTGTCAACAAGTATTAAATCATCCTTCATATTATGGAAGAACATTTTCAGCTGGTGACGAATACATTTACAATTGTGCTAATTCAGTTAATTCACCTGGTAATGCAGAAAGATGGGTTAATGTTGGAGTAAACCATCATCTAACATTGGTGGCTTATGATCTCGCCAACCAACACGCTGTTTCAACTGTTGATTCACGGTAATTTTTATCTCATTCACACTTAATGAATCAGACAATCTTTTATATATAACATTCCGAGGCTTGCTTAAATAACCTTTTTGTAAGCCTCGTTCTTTTAACACATTCAAAGCTTCATCTCTCCAAAGTAGTTGGCTAAGAATAAAGGGATCAATATTATTATTCACTTTTCCTTTTCTTACTTCTCTAAGGGAAATCTCATCCTTAATTTTGCTGACAAGAATTATCCCCCACCATTTCGGTATCATCTCACGAACACCTTCGAAATGCTTTCTTTGGACTACTATAGTCATTCGATCAAAAACTTTATTATAGTCTAAAATTTGGCTTGGTAATCTTAATAAATTATCGCTTTCGCTTTTAATCTCATAGCCATGTAAAACTCCATTAATGACAGCTATATCAACTCGAGATTGACCATGAATCACACCCATTTCATTTACAATACGAGTATTATGATCATTAGCATATTTTATATTTAAATGTTCTAAAAGAACCTCTCTAATGTCATGGTCTTTTAGCTTTCTCATTATTACTCACCTTCTCTTTTCTCTTTGTGATTAGATTACCACCTAAACAAAATATTTAAAACGGTCTTTTCGGAGTGTTCACAAAACTGTTTGTCATTAGATCTATTCTATATTTCACTTTGTCCTGATATTCTCTGTCTTTGGCTACGAATTACATCAATTACTGTACCGTTTTGCCATACAACTTCGTCAGTTCCAAACCCTCCAGACGGTACAGTAACTTTTGTTAGCTGTCCATCCTTTACAACATAGACAGCATTCTCCATTAAACTGATCTTTTTCTCCATAATTGGGACCTCCCTATGCTATAATAAAAGTACCAGCTTCTATTATTAGCCGGGAGGAATCCTGGCTTTTTTCATGGAGTTTAAACTATATCAAGCGCCCCAGTTGATTCAATCTCTTGCTGCTTGACCCACTTTTCCAATCCGTCCTGCGTAAAAAAAATACGCTTTCGAACTCTTACATGAGGGACTTGCTTCTCCTGTACCATTGCATATACTGTCTTGGTACATACTCCTAAATATTCAGCTGCTTGCTCTACGTTTAGTCGATTCATTCCACAACACCCTCCAGCCTGTTATAAGGATCAATCATTAAGTCTGATTCTTTCTTGTAGTGCCTTGATAAACATTTCTGTTTCCTCATCAACTAAATAAAACTCATATTTATTGGATTCGTTATAATGTTTTGGTGAAACTTCTTCGTATTCGGTTACCGTGATCATTGTTGCATCATTCTCACTATTAGAGCCTACTTCCAAACTTAAATGCCCAAAATGAAGTGCAGAATCTTTAGTAATCATCTTGTTTCCTCCTAATTTATATTTAAATGTCATATTGCTTGTTTTCTAGCTAGTCTCCTCAAATGCGCATCCAACCCAAGTTCTTCCTTCTCGATGCCAAACCTTATCCGCTCATCTTCAAGCTTTATCTCAAGCTCTCTTTTGCTTTTCTCCGCTTCACGCAAATTCCGTTCCTGACAGGCTTTCTCAGGACATGGAATCATCTTGTATCCGTACGAATAAAATTTATAGAACGCGCCTTCATCCAAACATTTCAGGCAGCTAGGCAGTGGGGCGGATGATTTTCTCCATTCTTCGGCCGTCATGTTTTTATACATGTTTTAACGCCTCCAGTCTGTGATTGAGTTCTTTTCGGTCACCTTGAATCACAACGGTAAAATCCTGACACATTTCATAAATGCGAGTGCCTAGCGCTTCATCCACTTCCACCAGTTCATCAACCGTTAGTTCTGATGAAACAAGGATCGGCTTGTGGTTTAAGTAACGATAATTGATCACAGCGTACATCTGTTCAACTTGCCAATCAGTAGCTCGAGGATTGCCCTTAACCGGTTTAAAAAGATCATCGATAAACAATATATCCACCTGTTTCATACGCTCTAATTTAGCCTCAAGCTTGCTAAAATCATCCTTCAAATTATTGCAGCCTTCCACATAAGGAAAATAGAGAACCGGCACTTGTTGTCGCTGGAGCAAGTTGTTTGAAATAGCAGTAAGCAAGTGTGTCTTTCCTGTACCTGGTTGACCAAGTAACGCAATACTATTAGCGCGAACATTACGAATCTCTTTGAAGTCCTGATAATATTCAAGCGCAGCCTCGTAAATATCTTGAATAATCTTTGGCTTCCCTTCTCTTACGAAGTTCTGAAAGCCTAACCTTTTAAATTCTTCAGTAATTTCACTGGCCTTCATCAATCGCTCGGTTCTTTTCTCCGCAATACAACTGCAGCGTTGCGAAAAGGTTGTCAACCACTCCTTAGCTCGATCTGGACTACATACGCTACCTGAAAGAAAATCCTCTTCAAGTACCTTTTCTTTGGGTGTAAAACCTTGCCATTCTGTATCTTTATGGACCCGAAAAATGATAACTCCTTTATCGAGGCATTTGGAACATTCATGCTTTACGTCTTGGGAATCTTCCGACCTGACCGTTTGTGAGAGATTCCTGTTTTGGAGTGCTGCCAGTATCTCTGCCATTGTTCTGGTCACTTGTTATCCTCCTTTTGGCAAGTATTTGTTCCTTTTTTTGCTCTGCTTCTAAACGATCGAGTATATAACTCTCACAGTATTTAAAGCTAGTGATTTTCCCATTGGGTTTCCGTTCCTCAAACTCCTTAAAGCACTGTTCAAGCAATTCGATAGTTTGGGAGACTGACACTCCACGGACGACTATCTGGACGATTGCTTGATAATCTTCAGTACTAGGATGAGAAGGACGACCTGTTTGTATTGTTTTAAGGTCAGCAAATCGCTGAGCGATTAAGTCGACGGAGTCCTCAGTAGTATTAATTACATTCTTATCTTTCTTTACATTCTTAACATTCTTTACATTCTTGTTTGTGTCAATCTGCTGTGGTTTTGCTGTCATTTTGCTGTCAATCTGTTGTGGTTCTGTTGTCAAAGTATCCTGATACTCAGACCAGTTAACGATTGATACTACGCTATATTTGTTATAAGTTTTGATGTCAAGGTTGCCCATGCTTTCGAGCTTCTTTAACCAACTCCATAACGTTGTGTCCTTCACTTGTTTACGAGGAGGAACCCCGTTATTAAACTCCTGATGCAAGCTAAATCTGCCAGTATAAAATTGTCCAGGATCAAGTTCAACTTCTTTTTTCTCAACCATAACAGTTCGTTCCTTGTGACTGGCTTTCATTAAGCAGAACATCCATAACCTGAATAAGTCTGGATCCTGCCATATAGAGGAGGCTAACGTTTTACGATACAATTTGACGTAGCCATGCACACACTTCACCTTCTTCTGTAAGAGGAGTGACGAACCACTCCTCTTTTGATATACTTGGTGTAAGGTATTTTGCGAAATGGACCACTGTTGCTGCAGTGGCCTTTTTTATGCTCTCATTGATCCTATAGACATCTCTTTTACGATGGTCATATAGATTTCCTTCAAACGAACATCGGACTCGATCACATCCATTTTGGTTGTTTTACTGACCTTCGATTTAGTAGCTCCTGCCTCTTCTAAACGATCCTTAAGATTTGCTAAACGAATATTAATGTTACACTTTGCTCGCTCTTCTAGGCGCTCGTAGCTCATTTTACGTAGATCGCTATAGTTTCCACCGGCTATGAATCCAGCTCTTTTCATCATTCGATTGATAGCATCTCTCCAATCATCATCACGTTGCAAAAAGGTTTCTTTTATCTGAACCACATTGGTAGATAGAGCCTTTATTTCTTCATCACGTCGCTTGTCTTCCAGTTCTTTTTTTGCAACTACATCGAATAGTTGCTTAAACATTTGAAGCTCCGGACTTAACCCCGCGGTGCTTGTTAACGCTCTTTCCATTTCTTCGAATCTAGTAACATAAGCAGCGGTAAACAGGACCCCCTTTTCACCAGTCATTTTATTGGCCACCATTTCGCAGCCTTTTCTCGTAAGAAGAAAACAAGGCAATAACCGGCTAGTACTGTCCTTATAAGTACTTTCGATAAAGAAATCACTGAGGGAGAAATTTCCCTGAGTAAGATGCTTGATATATCCCCGGATGGTTTTCATTAAATCGTTGTGAGGTCGGTCAATCATTTCTGCCACATCCCGACTATCTATCAGTAACTGACCGTTTTGATTAATAACTTGCAATGACATACACTACCTCCCTAGTAATCTCTCGAATGTAATGCTGATCTGTTTGTCCTTCCGTTCGCAGACCAGGGTCGTATTTTGTGCATCAGCATAAAAATTAAATTCCGCATCTCCTGCCTCAAATTTGGAACTCGTAAACCCAACGACTAAAGCCATACCTGTTTCTTTATCTATATAGCTAGAGAAGACTGATTGAACCTGGTCTTTATAAGTAATGAAGGAACAAATATCATCTCCACTGCGAACCTCGACATCCATTCTTTTGTTCTGATTCTTACGGAAGAACTCTTCTGCACGCTTTACATCCGATTGAACTAAGTGAAGAACATCCGATTGAAGTTGCACCACATCTACCATTAGACCAGTACTCCTCTTCTCGCTTTTTTCTTATTCAAGATATTCTTATACAATTCTTCGATATCAGAAAAATCTTTCTCAATGATTTGGCGAACACGATCATAAGTAAGAGACTTGTTATCAACGAGTTCTTTTAATAACGCAAGAAGTAAAGTCCTTGGATCGCATCCCTGCCTCACCATTGCTTCCATTAAGCTAACAACTTTAGGAGTCTTAATACCTTTCAAAAGTTCAATGAGTTCATTCATTTTAGGCAGCTCTTCCTCAAGAATGTGTTTCACTCGTTTTTCAGTAAGATCTTGATTAGCTGCTGCATCAAATAATGCTACAAGAACAAATTTCACATTATATCTTTCTCGAAGGACTGGTGCTAGCAGATCCATTACTCTCTCGTTACTTTCCTGTTTTTTAACCTTTGTTTTACGCTCCATTGTGGTTGTTGTCATTGTAATTCCTCCTATTTTTTGATGAATTGTGTTATAATTGATGTATAAAATATTTTGCAGTCACTGAACCTTGCTTTGGTCGGCAGTTCATGTGGTTGCTTTTTTCACTTGTGCAAATGTCGCCTTTGTAATGTATTTGAGAGAGGCAAATTTATCGTATATACGCTTCCAGATGCTCGAATAACTGATATTACTTTCTTTGCAAACTACGGCCATTAAGTGATTCATGGCAACCTCTGCTTCTGCTACTTCCTCCAGTACAAATCTAAGTTCGTCTTTTTCCCATTCCGTTAAAAGGTGTAATGGTTTAGCCATACAAAAGCTTCTTAGCTTTGCAAGAGCCTCTTCCATTTCCTCAATCGTTTTTTCCTTTACGCTTGATCGATGAAGATCGACTGCTTCCCCATCTAAATAGACGGGGCCAGTTCCGGTGTAATTCTGCCGTACAACCATTGCAAAGAATGGATCATCATATTCCTCCATCAATCCCTTTGAAATATCCTTGGGTAATTTAGTCACCCCTCTTTCATAAGCTGAGATGCTCTCCCTAGATACATTTCGATTTAGGGAGAATTTTAGTTGTGAATCCTTACCACGCAATGTTCTTACAGCTTTCCCAACACTGCCATAGCTCATGATTTTCTCCTCCTTTTTCTGCCAACCTAAATAAATATTTATTATATAATTGTTGATAGAAAGTAAAATATTAAATTTATGATGTTTTTTGAAACCTTTTTATAACTTCGTGTGGAACTTTTTCTCGATACGCAGCTGTCTTTAAATCCCAAGGGTCTATCCCCAATATCCTTGCTAAAGCATCATTAATTTTATTACTCGCAGGCGAAGTTTTTCCGTTTTTAAGTCTACTTAAATATTCCTTTGATGGTTTTGATCCAATTTGGTTTTCTATTAAATCTGCAATTTTATCAAGCTTTAATCCACTTTCCTCAACAGATTTCGAAAGCATTTCCGAATATATGCTCAAATCACTCACCTCCTTGTATTATTAATGATTGATTAATAATTATCAATCGTTATTTGTATAATAAATAATAATCAATCAAATGTCAATGGATCTGATAAATAAAAATTGATCAAATTATTTTTAATCTAAGTTGATTATTTTTTATCAATAATTTTAGGTATAATAGAAAAGTTAGGAGGAGTTATTTTGCGCTATAACGATTTATTAAACAAATATATAAAACAAAGTCAATTGTCGCTTAGAGAGATATCTAGAAGATCCAAAGATAAAGGTCACTCAGTTTCTCAAGCTTATATAAGTCAATTATTAAAAGGTGATACCCCACCTCCATCTAAAGAAGTTTCAATAGTAATAGCAGAAATAACTGGAGGAGATCCTGATAATTTATTATTGGCTGCTTACTTAGAAAAAGCTCCCGACCACATGAAAGAGTTTTTTAATAATTTTGACGTCGAGAATTATCGTTTATTAAATAACACCCTTAATAACATGAAAGAATCAGTTTACGAAAACGAAGAAGAGTTTGTTAAGGACAGAAGAAAAAGTTATTATGACAATTGCCCAGATGATCTGAAAGAAGAATTTTTAGAAAAAACTGATACACCAGAAAAATTTTTGAACTTTACTAAAAAACCTAACAAGATAATGACTGCCATCTACAAAAATTTGGGTTTTGATTTTGAAAAAGAAACTCCTGAAAATATAATAAAGAAAATTAATCAACAAATGGTTAATTTCAATAACTCAATTGATGCCATTAACCAAGAAAAGGCATTCCCAGCAGCAATTTCAATTCCATTGATTAAAAACATCCCCTCCAATGCACCTGTTTTTAGCAAATTAAATATTGAGGGGTATATAGATTTAGCAAACCCTGCTGAATATCAAGAAAACGATCTAATAATACTTAATGTAAACGATCCATCTATGTCTGGTAGTCGAATCTATTCGGGCGATAAAGCTGTAGTAAAAATAAAGACAGATTTTGAAGACGGTGATCTTGTTGTGGTGAATATCGATGATCAACATGCTACACTAAGAAAAATCAAAAAGTTGATTGATGATCAATTACTATTAACTGCATCAAATGACCAATATGAACCTATAATTATTCATAAAGATAAAGTCCGTATCATTGGAAAGGTAATCCAAGTGATATTTGAACCTTAAACAAACATAAAAAATAATTATATATTTCAATCCAGCCTCTCTCCTATGTTAATGTGGATTGATAAATTCAAATAAAAAAGCGTACCTTGCCAATACAATGGCTACTAGGTACGCTTATGTTTTTCTCATTCTTCAAAGTCAGGAGCGACTTAATTTACAAAATGCTAATTCACTTATTATCTTCTTCATTTCATAAGTATTATAATAAACAGTAGCAGTTGGTTCCTTGGGATTTGCTCCATATCATCTATTTGATAAATGTTTATAGTGAACATTCTGTTATTATCTTCTCTTCAATACTCTTTCCATGCTTGTCCCTAAAGAATATAGCTTTAGAGGCATTTAGTTCTATATCAATATACCTTCTCAAATGGTTTCATTCTTTCATAGTTTCAAATTAAATTCTTATTAGTTTTTGATTTAATCTATTGTACCTTCGCTTTTTTCAACAAAACGTAGTATTTCAGAAGCAAACTCAACTAAATCCTCTTTAGTAAATACAGTCTCTGTAATAGCTTCTTTCAGACACTCTCCATTATTATCTTCGTATATATTCAAAATGTATAATCCTGTATACCTATGAAATTCTATTTCTGATTTTACACCATGTTTTCCTAAAAATTTAACTGAATCATGGACAACTGAATCCATCTTCCCACCTCTTTTTTAAAAAATAGTAGAGTATTATATCGTTCCGTTGCTTCTTAAATTCGACATAATTTGCAGGTTATCGTTCTCAACGCTATAAAAAAATACTTCTTCAACGTGATTTTCAATATCCTATTCTTTTATGCCCGCTCACTTGTTGTAAACGCTCATAAAAACTTTAAATATTTTGCTTAATAGAGCTTTACACTTCATTACCAGAAAAGATGCGCACTTTATTTGGAGAGGCGGCATGATAGCCTTGTTGGCTGAGAATATCCCTCTCTTGGCTCGATCTCTTGCCCACAGAGGCTCCAAGTAAAGTGACAAAGTGCATACTCTAACTTCCAGTAAAATGTAAAGTGAAAGCAAGCAAAAAGTGTAAAATCTGACTTAATGTCGACATCATGCTGTCTACAATAATTTAAAATCATTTAAATTTGTCAACATTCACATTTTAATAAGAGATGCGTAGTTTGATAAATATTTTTCATTTCCTCTAGTTGAAACCAATATCCGAATTTCAGCATAAAGATCATCAAAGTGATCTTTCTTCAAAAAAATCATACCATATTCTTTATTCATTTCTTTCACCTTATGACTTAGATATTCAAAGTAATTGTTATCTCTAAGAAGAGATAACATAGGATATAGATTATTAATATTTTGATTACTAATTTTTTTGATTTTATTTGCATAGTAATACTGAAAGAAAATTAAAAAATTCGCCTTTAACAAGCAATATTTATACGAAGAATCACTAAATGGAAACATTACAGAAAATGTTTTGGATAAACTTTTACTTAATCCCATTTCATATAGGGTATTTGTAGTATCATTGTTAATTTGATATATGTGTAGCATAAATTTAGATGAATCCAAGTTTATAAGAGAAGTCTTTATTAGAAATCCAGCGCAACTATATCTTCCTAATTCTATTGATTTTACTATTGATAAATAAGTAAACTTATATATCACTTTTTCAATCTCATCAAAACCTTCTGAATTAACTTTTTGCCTTAGAAGATTAATGTTTTGGATTTTTATTCTGTTACTTCCTGAATCTATAGTTTTGGATTTAAAACTATTATAATGGTCAAGCAAAATATTAAAGGAGTCTGTAAGTTTTTTCAAATCACCCTTTTCAATAGAATTAATTATTAATGATGTCACTAGTGTAACGAAATCTTTACTATAAGAATAAATTCCACTCTGATGTTGCCATTGTTCAAGATCTCTAAGTAATATTTGAGATCTGCTGTTATTACTGGCATATAAGCTATCCAATACTCGGTGAGATGCATAAAAATATTCATCAAACATCTGATTTAATTGTTTTTCAAGATCGTCATTGGATTTAGTAGCGATTTTCCAATCCCTTTTAATATCAGGTGTTGGAGGTTCATAATATCCTGGTTTAGCATTTTCAAAACAATCCAGCAGCAGATCCAAGGCTTTATAATTATTATTTATTAATGCTACATTAATCAAATCCACTAATCCTTTTAATACAACCTTCTCTAGTGTGATGAAATAACGATTCGAATAACTCACTATTTTTGTATGAACATTTGAATCTAAAGTTATATCTTTAACAGGATCCAATAAATTTTTCCTTATTTGGTCAACTGAATTAGTAAAATCATTATTTAGGTTATATTTCTTTTTACTTAACATAATTTGAAACAATATTTCGCTACAGATGTTTATCCTCTTAAATTTATTTTCTAAGAACTTCTGGAGTTTATACTTATCTATTTCATTATTTTCATATTTTTTAAACACATCTTTAATAGCATCGAGATCCTTTTTAACTAAGTTTAGGTTACCGTTGAAATTTTTATAAATATTTAATGTATTTAACAAATGTCTATATGCGAAAAAAGCAATAGCTATCCATAAAAAATCAATTATAATCATTACAATAATTAAACAAAAACTCTCATTATTTGTTCCTTTTTGGGATTCAATATTTATTGGAAATATAATATTAATCGTTAGAAATAGTAATGAAATGAGAACAAAACCAGTATATAAAATATGTATTTTTTGCTTAAATAAAGAATAAGCTATATCTTTTTGTTCTTTATAAGCAAACAAATAGATGGTAAAGCTTAAAGGTATAATCAAATTCATAGATTTCTGAAAAAACATTACAAATTGAATGACTATTTCCACTTCTCTACCTCCGAAAAAAAAAGAGTGACAAATTCACTCTTTAATTCTTAACGTACTCTTCCCTAAAAAAGTCTCTAATATTTTCTATTGGAATTGTTTCCATTGAAGATGCGTACTCAGGTAAATCACCTCTCGCGTTTTTCCAAGGAGTTTCTTCATGGGACATTTTTTCTAATTCCTTGCCATCAAATCCTTTAAAAACTTCCCAAACCTCACGAATTAAGTCTTCTTTCCTTCTATCTAAATCACTCTCTTTAATTAAAGGGCTAGGCTGTATATCCCGATAACTATTACCTTTAAATTCGCGATATACATCAGGAACCACCGGTCCATGAGACCACGCTTGAATATCATCCTCAAATAGTCGATCGTTATAAAATGCTAAATGAAATCCTTGTACATAATAAAGAAGCTTTTGTAGTTTTAAGTTAGATATGCTTTCTTTTGTGTTTGGTTTACTTAAATTCAAAAGAAAATTGGCTACTTCAATAGCCTTTACCACATTAACACCTCCTGTGTCAAGATAAGCTTGGTTTTTAGCTTACTTATATATTATTATACGTTATAGTTCTTGACATGTATAGGTTTTAATAGTAAGATGTTAAATTTTCAAATGGTATAATTGAATGAATATTCAATATTCCTTTAAAATTTTAGATGGTATTTAAGATCCAAGACCTTGATAAAAGGAGGCAGGGTAATTATCAAAAAAAGTCAATTAATTAACCTATAAAGGAGTGATAAAATGACCAAATTTTTTGGGATTTGATTTTTGAAGATATTCCTTTGAATTTTAAAAAATATACGAAGATGCGCGCCAGGACTGTCCAGAGGGTAAGTTATTTACTGTTAAATATAAAGATGGAAATAATGGTAATGAGAAAAGCGAGAGCTTCTTTTATCAACCTGTCGATTTACACCTTGTAAAGTACGAAGAACAAAACAAGGATTTAAACTATAAGTAGAGCAACTTGATATGTCTGTTCAAAGTTTAGTTAACAGAATTATCAAAGTTGATATACATTTATATATATTACTGTGCCATTGGTTAGATGATGACGAATTTGAAGATCGTATTAACCAAAAAATAGATCACTAAAATATAGATCCGAGATATCGTAATGAGTAAACCACTTACCGGTCTATAATGATTGACGAATACCTACACCTTAAATTTATTTAATTAGATGGTTTACAATAGGCCAATATACTACCATATCAGGTTAGAGACACCATTAAACCTACCCATAAGAAAGTTATTTTATGAAATAATGGATCTAAGGAGTGATTAAAATGGGGAGTGTTAGGCAACGCGGGGATGATAAGTGGGAGTTGCGCGTCGATTTAGGGAGAGACGGGAAAGGTAAACGAATCATCCGTACCAAGACGGTCAAGGCGAAAAATAAGACAGCTGCTAATAAGCTTTTACTAGAGTACGAGTATGAGGTCATGACCGGTTCCTATCAAGCGCCAGAGAAAATTAAGTTTGCGGATTTTGTAACCGAGTGGAAAGAAAAATATGCTAGGAAGATCCTTCAAGAAAGTACAAGAGAATTGTATGATAGTGTGATTAAAAATTATTTAATCCCTGAATTCGGATCAATGGTAGTCAAAGATATTAATGCGATGAGAGTCATTCATTTTTTGGACAATGTGAAAGCATTTAAAAAAGACGGTGAGCTTTCAAGTAGTACGAAAAGGGATATTTATCGAGTGCTACGAAATGTCATGCAACGAGCTGAAGACTGGGAAGTTATTAAAAATAATCCGGTGAAAAAAATTAAGATGCCAAAGGTAGAAACGATGAAAGTGGATAATGTATATTCGATTGCCGAGGTCAAAGAATTAACCGAGAAATTACAACATGAATACTTACACTGGAAATGCTTCATTTATTTAGCCCTTTATGGGGGTTTGAGACGAAGTGAAGCTTTAGCGCTGGAATTAGATTCAATTGACACAGAAAAAGGAACGATAACTGTTTCAAAAGCGATCGTAAGAGGTGAAAAAGGGAAAGGAAAAGTAAAAGAACCGAAAACGAAAAAGAGTGGCCGTACCCTCTCCGTTCCTCAATTTGTTGTGGAATCTCTATTCTTATTATCAAAAGAAGTGAAGATAAACAAAATAAAAATGGGTCCTTCCTACAATCAAAAAGAAAACTGGTTAATCTGTAATGAATATGGCCATGCTTATTATCCTACCTCTCCAAACAAGTGGTGGAAAAAGTTTTGCCTAAGAAATGATATGCGCTATATTGCCATACACGATTTAAGACATACCCATGTATCAATTTGTCTTTATTCAGGAATCGATCCTAATACCACAAGTAAACGTGCAGGGCATTCCAGTATCAAAACAACAATCGATATTTATGGTCACCAAATCATCGAAGCTGACCAGGATGCAGCAGCAAAATTGAATGAGCAATTTAACCCGAGAAAACAGGTAAATTGA